AGTGTACTCATAATTGAACGGCCTTCAAGTGGATCAAGAGGTAAGAAAAAAACTAATCCTGTGTGATGAGCAGGATGACTTTGTTTTTGGAGACTGGAAGTACGGTGGATTCTTTGGAGAGTACGGGAATGGTAAAACCACTGTAGCTTGTCTCAGGTCACGCCGTCTATCTATGGAACACCCCAATAATGTTGGAATGGTCTTGCGTAAGGTGTGGTCAGACAACCGCGATACTACCTTAAAACAATTCCATGATTTCTTCCCTGAGTGGGAACAGTACTACAAGAGAAGTGAGAAGGCTCATGTACTCCCTAACGGATCAACTATCTTCTGGCGTGGCATGGATCGAGTCGGAAGAATGGCACAGCTCAATAACTATAATTTAGGCTGGTTTTGGATTGAGCAGATGGAAGAGCTTTTTCCTGATGTCTGGAATATCCTGGAGGGTCGTTTAAAATTAACAAAAGTTCCCACCTGTGGATTCGGGACAGCAAACCCGGCCGGTCACAATTGGTGCTGGAAGAAATTTCTCTCACCTGATAAATCACCCATATACAAACCTTTCCAACCGCCAGCCAGATGGAACCGGGCAAATCTACCTGAACGGTACTATGAAGAGAAAGAGGAAAACTGGCCTTCTCAATTGATCGATAGATACTTGAACGGAAAACATGAAGGGTATGAAGGCTTAATCTATTCGATCTTTGACAGGAAGAAACATATCAGGGATATTGAAGTTTCTAAATACGGTGGGCAGTTCTGGGAATTCCAGGATTATGGTATATCAGACACGAATCCAATGGTCTGGTTGTTTGCTTATAAAAACGAATTCGGACAGATTGGAATCCTCGAGGAATACTATAAAACGAAATGTAAGCTGAATGAAGCCGCTGCAAAAGTATTGTCAACCCGTGAGATTTTAAACATGGGCGACAGGTTGCGGATGACTACGGGCTGCCCCAGGGCGTTCCAAAAAGAGAAAGACGGAAAGTCACCAGCTGAATACTTCGCTTCTGAATATGGGATTGTATTGACTCAATCTCCCGTAAGGATTGAGGTCCGCTATCCGGTTATCTGGAAGCTGTTCAGCGAGGGTCGGCTTTGGATCTCTCCTAAGTGCGTGAATCTTATTTCTGAGTTGGAGCAGCTGACCTGGGATAATATAAACACCGCTCCAAACCATGCAATTGAGGCCATGGAACGTGGCATCTATAAAATAGAGAAAGCCGCGAACACGCAAGGATGGGGCCAGGTAGATATTGAGAGATCAACTGAACAGCCAATAACCGCCAATGTAATGAATATGGAATTTTAAGATATGAATGACAGAAAATATGAAGAATATAAAACCCGGATGCTTGAAGAGGGTTTACTGACTAAGCCGGACACAGAGAAAAAGGGTGAAGTCGGTACGCAGATTTACGGCGGCTATATCACTGGTGAAGAGTTCAATACTGAGCTGACCGACGAACAGGCCATTGATAATTTCGACAAGATGGATAGGACGGACTCACAGGTCCATGCAAGCCTTGAGTTGGTGTGGCTGCCTATCCTCTCCGCTGTATGGGAGATTCAACCCGCGTCTCAGGATAAGAAGCATATTGAACACGCTGATTTTGTCAAGGCAAATCTATTCCATAATGAGAATTTCAACTGGGAATCCTTACTCAGAAATATCTTAAAATATCTTCAGTTCGGGTTTTACGTATTTGAGAAGGTCTGGGAGATCAAGGAGAATAAGTACTTCCTCAAGAGTATCGGACCTCGTAAGCCAAAGACCATCCAGAAGTGGATCCAGAATGACGATGGAAGCCTGAAAGAAATCGAGCAGATGGTATTCAAGCCCAACGATGGCTATGAGACGTTGACCATTCCCAATGAGTACCTACTGGTCTTCACCAACGATCAAGAGGGTTTCAACTGGCGTGGCAAGTCGATTATCAGATCGGTGTACGGCAATTGGAAGATGAAGAACATGGAAATCAAGCTGGACGCCATACGCCATGAGCGGTTTGCAATCGGCGTTCCCATGGTGACGCTGCCGGAAAGCAGCACTGAGGTAAAGGACAAGGCACAGGCCATTGAGGTCTGTGAGACCTTCAGGGGTCATGAAAAGGGCTATGTGATCAAGCCTTACGGATGGGGTTTCGAGATCCTTGATATGAAAGCGAAATCAACGACCGATATAATGGCATCGATCAAATACCATGACAGCGCCATTATGGGCAACATCCTCGGAAACTTCATGGAGCTTGGAAAGACAGCGAGCGGGAACCGGGCATTGGGCCAGACGCTCGGGGATGTGTTCATGTTGTCTGAGCAGGCCGTAGCCAAGAACATTCAGAACGTGTTCAATGAGTCACAAGGTGGACGGCGCTTGATAAAGGATCTGGTTGATTTTAACTTCCCGAACGTGGACGAATATCCGAAATTGATTTCCAGTAAGATCGGTGATGTGAACTGGGAAGTGATAAGCAATATCCTTGAGAAGCTTTCAAGGACCGGGTTCTTAACTGTTGCTGAAGAGGATGAGTCATTTATCCGTAAGAATCTCCATCTCCCTGAACAGACCGAAAAGAAGGAAATTGAGAAGCCCAAAGAGGAACCCAAGGAAGACCCTGAAGAGGACGACGAAAAGAAGCCTGCAATGAAAGTAGCTGCTTGTGATTGTGGAGAACACCATTTGGCTGATACCGCAAGGCGTCCATTCTCTGCCCTTGAAAAAAGTATTAACCTTGCTGAGATAGATAATAAACTACGTGACTTTGAAAAGGGTCTCATACAGACAGGCGACAAACACCGCCAGGACATGCTCAATGCAATGATCAATAAAGGTGTGAAGCTGCTGTCAAAAAATACCGGCCGCGATGTGTTCGATAAAGAGGTTATCAATTTTAAGCCGCCCGGCAAAGGCAAGATGTTTTCTGAAATCTCAAAGGAGATGCGGAATGTCTACGATTACAGCCAGAAGAAAGCGCGCCAGGAACTCCGCGAGCAGGGCATTAAACTTGAAGAACCGGCGACGATGGTTATTGATGATCCAAAGGAAAGCAAAAAAGTCATAAAGTCCCTGGCGGAATTGGCCGTGGCAACCCTTACGATTAAGCTGCACAATGAGTGGCGCAAGGAACTGACCCGTCAGAAGAACCTTGGGATCGTAGACACAGAGCGGATCCGCAATGAACTTACTCGACTATCCAAGAACGACTTTGCTCGTGAGATGCGGGAGAAGGTACGAACAATATTCGGGACCGCCAGGGACACGGAAGCCGTGAAACACAAAGACCAGATCACCAGCGTTGTTCGTTCTGAGATCATGGATGAGGATATCTGTTCTGAGTGTGAGCCGATTGATGGTAAAGAATTCCAGCTTGGCGATGACTTCTGGCGACAGGTTGCCGGAGGTGGATATATCAATTGCAAGGGCGGGAAAGAACAATGCCGTGGAATTAACGTGTACCTAAAGTAACAGACAGGGAAACAGTATGCAAGTATTTATTCAATTACTCGAAGGCGACAATAGCCAAGTAAAACTATTCTATCCCGGTGAATTCAAGCATGGTCTATATGGAAAGTTTTCAATCGATCCGGCAAAGATGGACCATGGCATAAATAATTTTAATAATGGTGTGGCGGCTCGATTTGATGAAAAAGGCGGTAAAATATTACCTGCAAACTATCAACACGCTGGCTATGATAAAGATCCTGAAAAGTCCAAGGCTTCTGGTTGGATAAAACGCCTCTACAGAAAAGGTGCTGAGCTTTGGGCTGAAGTTGAATGGACAGAAAAGGCAAAGGAATTTATTAAAAATAAAGAATTCAGATTTCTTTCTCCTGAATATAGCGAGGACTGGGCTGATGAGAATGGGAAAAGACATGGATTTACTGTCTTGGGGGTAGCTTTATGTAACTATCCATTTTTGAAAAAGGGTCAATTATCTGTTGCATTAAACGATAATGATCGAATTGTATTTGAACAATCTGAAGGAGATACCGACATGGAAAAAGAAAAGGAATTGCGTGTAGTTCTTGAACTCAAAGACGGTGAGGACATCCTTGATACTGTGAAGAAGTTGAAAGAAGAGAAAGCTTCTACCAAACTTACGGATGAAGTCAAAACTTTGACCGACAAGAACACCAAACTGGAAACAGAACTGAAAGACGCCAAGAAGAACACCGGCACGAAAGACGGGTTTGTTCAGCTGTCAGACGATCAGTACAAAGAGCTTAAGGAAGGCAACGAGAGAACCATTGAGCTTGAAAAGAAGATCGCCCTGAAAGACGCTGAAGACCTGGTCGATTCATTTATCAACTGTAAAGAGCCGAAACTTTTGACGGCACAGCGCGACCGGTCCATCAAAATGGCATTGACTGACATGGACGGATTCAAGGAGTTCATGGGTAACGCCAAGCCCGTCATGAGTCTTGTTGAAAAAGGCTCTGGTGCAGACGGCTCGACCGGCGAAACCGGCATCAATGACCTTGACAAAGAGGTCAAGCTGCTGATGTCGAAAGACAAAGACCTTAACTACTCAGACGCCCTTGCAATGGTGCAGGAACAGAAACCTGAGTTGGTAAAGGGCTATACCGAAACGTACAAACAGGAGTAATATTATGGCAGAAGCAAATGCCGTGCTTGACGTGACCTATAAGGCCGCCGCTGATCTGAGTGATTATCAATATCACTTTGTTTATCTCAGTGCCGCCAATACGGTCAACGTGTCAGGTGCAAACGCCAGAGCGATTGGCGTATTGCAGAACGTCCCGGATACCGCTGGCATGGCCGCCAGGGTTCGTATCATTGGGATGACCAAACTCATGGCGGGGGAAGCGTTCGCAGTTGGTAAAATGCTTACCTCGAAATCAGACGGACATGCAGAAATCGCCGATGCAGCGGATGAGTGGGTAGCCGCTCTTGCACTTGAAGCTGCCGCAAATGACGGTGATATCATCACTGCAAAGATCGTCGCATTTACAGCTCACGCGAGTGACGCATAAAAGGAGGGTATTATGCCTGGTGTAAATCAAGTTCATGTAGATGCCGTCCTGTCGAATCTCGCAATTCAGTATTCACAGGATGAGAGTTTTATCGGGGATCGTGCGTTGCCAGTTCTCCCCGTTGTAAAAGAAAGTGACGTCTATTTCAAATATCTGCTGAAAGACGCAATCGACCGCCCGGTCAATACACTCAGGGCAGACGGTTCAGAGTCCGTAGAGGATACCTGGGCGCCTGAAACCGATTCTTATCACTGTGAAGAATATGCCTTGAAGGATATTGTCACGGACAGGTCCAGGGACAACGCTGATAAGCCCTTGAATCTTGATCAGGATACAACCAAGATTTTGACGGGTCGCATTAATCTGGATAAAGAGATGAGGGTTGCCGCAGCCGTGTTTAATGCAACTACCTTTACATCGTACACATCCGC